ACGTTGAGTTCCCACGCAAGCACGCCGGAAGTTACCGCTAGGCCGACGCACACGGCGCCGAGGATGTAGGAGATGGTGCGGTCAATCATTGGCCAAGGCACTGCCGGTTTTCAGCCTGCCGGCGCAGGGTCAGGCCGCGCAGAGGCTCGCCACGGAAGCGATCCCAGCGCAGGATCTCGGCGCAGGCTCCGGCGTAATCGCCCGCGTTCAGCCGGCGCACCAGCGTCGAGCCGCAGAACGCTCCCGGCCCGATGTTGTACGCCAGGCTCAGGAAGGCATCGTATTCGTGTTGATGCAGCGGCACCCGCACGCACTGCTTGAGCGCGCCCTCAAAGCGCTGCACATCCTGCAGTTTGCGTACCAGAGCCCGCACGGGCTCGATGGTGTCGCCCGATTTCACGCCGTCAGTGGTGCCGAAGCCGATGGTCGGGACGTCGCCCTTGACCGGGGTGTACGCCTCGCCACGGTAGCCCTCATGGACGGCAATGCCGACCAGCGCAGACGCTGAGAGCGTCAGGGCGCCGATGACGATGCGGGCTTTCATTCGGTGTCAGGCCCGCCCCGGAAATACATCTTGCCCCAGCGGTAGAGCAGGAAGCCGATCTGCAGCACCAGGTAGATCAGCGTGACCCACAGCACCAAGTCATTGACGGGCATGCCGGCAATAGTTGCGCCAGCGACGGCGACTGGCGGCGAGGCCTTGGCGGCTTCAGTGGCGATGTCGGCTTTCTGTTGCATCGTCAGGCTCATGTCAATCGCTCGTCGGTTTCTGCAGCGCGAGCCTCGCGCTCCATCGGATGATCGGCGTACCCGTGGCGGACGAGGCCCCACAAGTACGTGACATAGTATCGCAGCAAACCCATGCGCCGGTACTGCCGCCAGTGCTGCTGTTCATGCCGGATCAGGCGCTGGCTGTGCAGGTGCTCGGCCAGGATGAAGATCCCGAACGGCGCCAGCGCCACGCCTGCGAAGCCGAAGCGGCGCAGGAACCAGGCGATGATGTGGCGGGCGGGGCTGGGGGTCATGGGGCGAGGGCGTTGACGGGGGCTGGAGCCAGATTGTTCCGCTGCGAGGCCGGCGATACGATGGCGGTCTGAGCCGCTGCGCGCGTTACTGCGCCAGCGCCTCTCTGCAGCTTCTCCGCGCCGGCCGCACGAATCTGCGCCCGCTCCAGCGCAGCAATGGCGGCAGTCGGGTTCTCGATCATCAGGGCATACAGTTCTCCTGCGGCCTTGCGGTTGATCCTATCTTCAAGCCGCACCCATGTGTTGCGGGCAAAGGTCATTGCGCGGTTCAACAGATTCGGGAACTGGCGGGCGCTTCCCGCGCCCTCACGCGCAGCTTCAGTAGCAAGTTCGCCAACATCAGGCGCGGCTGCCTTTTGACCGAATTGCGCCGTAGCGGCGGTTCTCTGTGCGCGCTCCAAGTCTCTTGCTACTAGCGTTAGGTCAGTCAACTGCTGCGGCGTAAAATTCTGCGTTCGGGTGAAAACCACGCCTTCAACGTTTTTGCCAAACGCTTTGAGCGCCGACTGTTGCTTTGCCACTTCCTCTGCAAATTGAGACTGACGCATCAGATTGTCAAAGGCGCCGCGGCCAAGCGCCTCTCGCAGAGTGTCAGCATTCTTGGTCAAAAACGCCACGGAATCCTTGGGTTCGCCGGCACGCAGGCCCGCTGTGGCGCGATCCGAAAATTCTGCCAGCACGGCGTTTTTGGCGGCCGGACTGAGTTGACCTTGCAACAATTTAAAGTTGCGCGGATTCTGCAAGCCAAAGTCAACTAGTTCGTTAGCCGTGCGACCAACCAGTTTTCCGCCGGCATCCTTCACTCTAGCGGCCTCATCGGAAAGGCTGACAGCGGCCTGCTGGACTTGCTCCAGTCGTTGCTTCAGTCCACCGCCGATTGCATCAAGCTGCCGAGCGTTGTCCTGCAAGAACCTTGCGGCAGCTTCTGGCTTGACCATCTTGGTGGTCGGATCAACCACACTGCGGCGGAACAGGTCTTCGACGCCCTTTGCCAGCGACTCGCGCGTCTCTGGCGATCTGCCGATAGCGGCCAAAATGTCTCTTGCGCCAGTTTCGCTACGCAACACGGTTTGCGCCATCGACTCGTCGCCCAACAGCGCAACGTTGGATGCGCCCTCGCGGAACATCTTGCTAGCGGTGCCCGTGTAGAAACGCTCGGCTACTTGCGTGGCATGAGCTTGTTTAGCCGCGGCATACGCAGCTTTGGCCTCGTCACTCAACTTACTGCTGGCAATGGCTTCATCCAGCGCGCTGCGCATCTTGTTGATGTTTGCGCGAGCGATGTTAGAAGCCGCATCCGTAGAGCCTTTCAGCGCCGCATAGTCGATGTTCAGCGCCTTGCCAAGCGCAGATGCTTGTTCAAGCGTGACCATTGGAGGCAAGTCTGGCTGCGCCACCTGCCTCATTCTGCTGGTGACTTTGCCCGCGCCGACCGGAACGGCGGGCGCGGTTTTTGGCCCATACAGTTCAAGCACTTTCGCCGTCTCTGGCGCAAGACCTTTGAACTCGATGATTGGTTGGTCACGCAGGATGCCGGCGCGCTCAACAACCTTTTGAAACGGAATGTTTGCCTCCGTTCCAGCAAGTTGGAACGCCTGGTCGTATTGCTGCGACACGCGCAATTTTGCGTCATCCAACTCCTTGGCTGCCGCCGCACTCAGTCTACCGCCAACTTCAAGTTGCGACACATCCGCAAGGCCGCCAGACAGTGCCCGCTGGGCCAAATCCACTTCTTGTTGCGCACGCGCCAAGTTCTGCGCCACATCTCTGCGGGCATATTCAAGCGTGACGCGAGCCTCCGGTCGCAGCGCAGCGGTTTGCTGTTGAAGCTGTTGGTTGATGCGGTCCAGTTGTCCTTGCAACGCCCCAACGCGGCGCTCGGCAAACTCAAGCGCGCGCCGGTTCAACTCAGGCGTGTTGCCTGCCAGTCGCGACTCCATAGCGGCCACGGTTGGATTGCGGATGCCGCCTTCAACCAGACGTTCGGCCATAGTGGCTTGGAAGCCTGGCGTGGTTTCCAGAGCCTGAGTAGCTCGCAGCGCGTTGATTGCCTCTTGCGATTGACCGCCCAACGCGCCAAGCAGTGCGTTTTCTGCGGCGATGCCAGGACGCATCAGCGGTTCAATGCCGGCCCGGTACACGGCGCCACCGGCAGCGCCAATAGGCCCAAGAACTGCCGGCAGCGCAGCGCCAATTCCAGCGCCCGTAGCCGCTTCGTCTGGACTGACTAGGCCAGCGCTGATACCGCCAGTTGTGGCGCCCGCGCCTACACGCGCAACAGCGCCGCTGGGCAAGGTTGCCGCACCAGTACGGCCCAATCCGCCGCTTTGCAGTGCAGCTACAACTGGAGTTCCAGCGCCACCCGCGCGCGCCCCTGTCGCAAGCGCGGGCCCGACGCCAAGCGTACCGGCGACTTCGCCGCCAATCTTGCCGCTTTGAAATGCAAAGGACTCTGGCTCTGCGCCAAGCAGTTGCAATCCAGCAGACACTTGCCGGCCTCGCTCTTGAATGCGAGGAACTATGGTCCGCAAAGGTTGGCCGCCAAGTTCTTCGGGGCCAGTTCTTGCAAGTTCTGTGAGCGTCGATCCGATAGACGCCGCGCCGCGAACGCCGCCTGCGGCAACGTTCCCCAGCGTTTGGGCCACACGCCTTCCAAGCGGAACCTCGTCTGGTTGTGCCGGCGGCGCCACAAGAGGCCCAGCTCCCGGAATCTGCCCGGGCGGCGCGGAGGGTCGTGTACCTTGGCCGGCAAGCGAACGCGCATAGCCAACCAGTTCTTCGTTGGACAGCGGGCGATCTGACTCAACGTCAAACGTCTTGCCGCCGACTTCCAGCGTGTACTTGGGCATGACTACGGCCTTTCGGTGACAAACACGCCAGGCGCAACTTCGCGCCTAACGCCGGCAGCGGGCGATCTGCTGGGTGCTGGTGCCGGTGACCTGCCGGGGGCCGCAGCGGGTGCAAGTGCGGGCGCGGGAGCGGGCGCAGCACCACCTCTGCTGGCGGCGCGTTCGCGCTCTATCTGATTTCTGACGCTGCCCAGAACGGCGTCCATTTGCCCCAGCGTCTCGCGCACAGTTTCAATGGATTGCTGCGGGTTGGT